ACTTACGACACTTACGACCAGAATTTACCTTTAAATAATGCGAACGTCCCAGGCACCTTTACTGGACGCGTGATTTCGCTATATATGAATACTCCAGCGTATATTCTACTGAACTCAATACCGACACGTTTTCAAGGAAACGACATAGTAAATCTCACACGCGGAACTGAATACGAAATCGTGGCCTACAATAATCAATACCAGAATACTACTGGTGGAAGCAGGCCGACATTCCCCCTAACGCCAGTATCCACGGCGACAGCATCCATCCCGCAGATTACAGTCCCACAGGAAAATAGCACGACGATTTTATGGTCGCCAGTTCAATCTCTCGTATTTTCTACATCGCTACTACCCGTTCAAAACACTCTACTATCAAAACCAGTCATTTTTAACTTCTGGAATGGAACTGTATCAAAACCGGTTGGTGGCAATTCAAATAACAACGTGACGGCACCAGTCCTTACGGATTTTGAATTACAGGGTGCGACAGGCACGAGTTCACAGGTGCGGATTACATATACCCCGACGGCAGAATATCGTATGTTGGACTTGCGTGGCACGACCCCCGTAAATGCGGTGGAAGTTTCGGTATTCTGGAAGGACAAATTTTCAAATCTTCACCGGTTTCAGTTAGGGGTTGGCTGTGTTGCGAGCATTAAAATCCTCTTTCGCCGAAAGGACTTCTACAACGCCCGTGTGGATTAAAAAAAAAGTAAGATACGGCAAAATCCACAGTCGGCAAAAAAAATTGAAATGGATTTTCAATATTCTACCAGACGCAACGACAGACAAAGACGACGACGATGGCAACGAGCGATTTTACGGGTGAATATTTTGACGTGGTTCAGTTCAAAGCGTCGCTTGAGTGTAAGTGGACGAAAAAAATACGTGAGGTCGCCCCGACGGACGAGGAGATGAAACAATACACCGAGAGGTGGTTGGAGGCGGTGAGGGAGCAACGACAGATTGGCGATGGACTGGATGAATATATTGACGAGGACGCCGAGGATGGGGGCGACGACAAAATCGCAACCGAAAGTGAAATGCGGTATAAGATGTTGAATTTTCTGGAGCAGGAGGACAGCGCGATTGAAGTTATGTTCGGTCAAATTAACACAAATTCATCACCGACACTCGTTCGTGATGAATTTCTTGGCAGGGTTCTTGACTACCCGTATCCAGACTGCGAAGTTGCGATTTACTCAAAGGAGATGTATGAAAAGATGAAGTTGGGTAAATGTGCGGGGGGGATGTGTTATGAGTTTATGTTGAGGGTGGTGAATGAGTTAGTTGAGAAATGGATGTTGGTGGAGGTGAGGAAATACATCGTGAGGGGACACGCAATATAAGAAAATACACAGGACGGGGGCGTCCTTTTTTTTTCATATGTAATTGATGAAATTATATATAAAAACAACTGAATATTAATAGCATAAAACAAATCCGAAAATGAGTTCAGCAGACTTTCGCAAAGTCCTCGTGGAGGACGCCCGTATGAGAGTGACCGACAGTTTGCCCTTTGGTGTGGTTAAGTCAGGACAGAATGTGACTACTCAAGTGTATCCCGCTACTTCTGCGAGTGCGTCGTCCCAGACTTTTTCTATTCAGACCCCTTCAGAGGTCACTATTCTTGACCGTAATATCGTTTGGAAATCTACTTATCGGCTGACTATCAGCGGAACTCCCGCCGCCGGTCAATACCTCGTGGACTTGGGTAATCGTGATGCCCTTGCCCCCCTGCCTCTTCATATGAGCGCAACTACCCTTCAGGTTCAGGTGAATAACAACAGCGTTTCGGTGAATATCCGTGATGTGTTGCCCCAGTTGCTCCGTATGTATGGTGATGACCGTGCCCTCGCTCGCTGGAACGGTATTGCTCCTCTTGCTACTGATACCTATAAGAAATATAGCGACCAGTTAGGAGCGAATAACAACAGCAACGGCTCGTGGGCGCAGGCCGCCGATAACTCCCTTTTGTCCCGTGGTGCTTACACTATTGACCTCCTTCAGCAGACTACCCCCGTGACCGCCAACGCCAATCAGCAACTTATCGGTGATGGTGCCAGCGCTCGTGTTGTGGAACTTACATTCACTTCTTACGAACCCCTCTTTTTGTCCCCCTTTCATTTCGCTAATCTCTCGGCGAACCAGATGGGCTTGTATGGCGTGACCAATATGAACTTCATTTTTAATCTCTCCGCAAATGCTACTCGTCTGTGGCGTTGCGGTGCTACACTCGCGCAGATTGCCAACTACAGCGTCCAGTTGACGGCTGTTTCTGGTGCTGAACTTCACTTTCAGATGCTTACCCCTCACCCTTCGCAAATCCTCCCCTCGAAGAATGTGGTGGACTATGTTGATTTCCCGCGTTATTTGACTACGTTTACTAACCCTATTGCCGCCGCCGCCGTGTCTGGAACGAATGTCCTCATCCCCGCTACACGAACAATCCCCAGCAATAACATTCAATTAAATCAAGTCCCCGATATGTTGTGTATCGTCGCCCGAAAGCCGATGTCAGCACAGACTAACCGTGATGCCGACTGCTTCTACCCCATTACTGGTATCAGTATTAACTGGAATAACCAGTCTGGTTTGCTTGCTAACGCCACTCAAGAGACCTTGTATCGTATGTCCGCTAAAACTACGAACCAGACGTGGCTTGAGTTTAAGGGTATTGCGAACAAATACCTCCCTCCAGCCCTAGCCCCAGGCGCGGTTTACAATACAAGGGAACAACTGGTTCAAACCGCAGGCTCTATTTTGTGTTTGCGTTTCGGTCAGGATATCCCTATTGTAGAGGAATTTTATGCGGCCGGGTCCCTAGGTAGTTTCAATTTACAGTTCAATTTATCAATTGAAAATTATGACTTGGCTCCGGGTGATGTTGAAATTTGCTTGATGTGCGTGAATAGCGGTCTGTTTATTACCTCGCAGGGTGTCAGTTCTACTTACACGGGTATCCTCACGAAGAGTGATGTTCTTGCGGCCTCCGAAATGAAGCCCGTGAGCGAGCGCCACCTCCGCCTTGTCGGTGGTGTTGAGACTTCTGCTCTTAACTCCGTTGCTGATGTCGCCCCGAAGGCACAGGAGGCAATTCTGGACGCCGTGAGCGCAGCAAAATCCGCACTTGGTAAAGGCGAAAGCGGTATTGGCGGTCGTATGAAATTGGCCTCAAGGTGCTAATCCGAGAGAAATCAATCGTTTTTATGGTATAACTATGAAATATAGCATAAAAATAAAAATCTAATGATTGTATAACAAAATGGATACGGCTTACAATAGAAGGATAAGTTCTACGGTTGACGCGATTAATCATCGTGCGGCACGCCACGCCCCCGCTAATTTTGTTGGTAGGGGGTATGGTTCTGACTGCGGAATTGATACACAATATCGGGATGTAATGGGCGCGGCATATAACCACCCTAGAGATTTGTCTCGTGTTGAACGAGAGAATAGAGCGGAGGCGGATTTGAAGGCGTTTGGCGGTAATTTTATGGACGATATCGGTCAGGCTTTTAGATACACTCCGATAGGGATGATTAGCGACGCCGCGCAGGGTCGCCCGAATGTTTTGAGTGGCGGTATGATGGGTTGTGGTATTGGCGGTAATTCTGCGACGAATGTGGGTGTCACGATGCCCTTCCGAGAGGCGGGAAATCCGGGCGTGGAGGATTTCGCTAACCCGTTGAGTGGGTCGGCTAAACCGAAATTCCCTTTGGCGACGAAGGTTCAAGTTGGTAATATGGACGGTTCTGGTGAGCCACCGAAAGTTGGTTGCGCGTGGTTTGCTTCGCTGGAGGATTTCAAGGGTGGCCGTAATCGTATGATGGAGAGTAAGAAGATTGGCCGTATGACGAAGATGCCCGATATACCGACGGATTTGACCGAAGATGAGATGATGTTTGTTGAGGATTTATTCAAGAGGAGTAAGGGTGGTGCTGGTTATTATGGTGGTGCGTGGTATAATGACTGGGGTGATTTTACCGAGGCGATTTCTGATGCCTATGATACCATAAAGGGTGTTTGGGAGGATTATATCAAGCCGGTTTTGGATGTGGTTGGTGAACCCCTGAAAGAGGCGCTGATTTCATCGGGTAATCCCTACGGTCAGGCCGCCGGTGGTGTGCTGGAGTTGTTGGGTTATGGATATGGCGGTGATAGTGGCGGTGATAGTGGCGGTGGTAGGCCTGGGATGAGTGGCGGTAGGCCTGGGATGAGTGGTGGGTATGCTGTGAGTGGTGGCCGTAGTGGAGGAGCGGATGTTGGTGTATTTGCGAATGCGAAACCGATACCCGCTAATTCTCTCGGATTTGACCCGAAGTTGGAGGTGGAACAGTTGAACGCGGCGACTGGCTCCACGTCATATGGGGATATGCCGACGAGCAATCCGGTTGGCTCGGGTATGAGTGGTATTGGAGGACGAAAGAGACGTTTGGTAAAAAACGATAGTGGGGCATCGTCCGCCCCGATAAAAATGGGCGAGGGTGAACTGACTGGTGGTGCTTTACAAGATATTATGGCGGCGGTTTTGAACGGTATTATCGCAGGAATATCAGGGGTGCCAGCAGTAGTTTCGTCGGCGGCGAAGAGACTGAAAAAGGCCTATAAACGCGAGGACGTTCAGGTGGTATTGACATACCTAAAAGACCATCCAGATATTTTGATACCGTTTTTGCCAGCAGGAATGGGCGCGACTGCGGTGTTAGGACGACTATTACAGACATACTTGAATATGCCGACGAGGGAAGAGGAATGGGAGATGGTGGATGAGGCGTTGGATGCGGAGCCAGTTGTGGATATGGACGGCGCGGCGAGGAAAGGAAAGGGGCTACTGAAGATAACTCACGGTGGCGGGTTTCAAGAAGACCTTGAAAAAATAACGGCTAATATTAAAGAGCCCGAGATGGTGCTATTTGGGGACAAGGCGAAAGGAAAGGGTCTACTGAAGATAACTCACGGCGGTTCAAAAATGGAGCGTAAGGGGTTGGCGGTGAGTGGCGATAATTCTATGGGTGCGATTGTTGCGGAAAGAGGGTTCAGTAATAAGTCGCAGAAGAAGGCGGCGGCCGTAGAGGATAAGGCGAAGGATAATATGTGGGACGGGACGAAGATGGAGAATGTTGCTGGTCGCTCCGGAAAGAAAATCAATAGTCTTATTCTTCAAGACGCGACGCGAGGGCAAAAGGGCGTGAGTGTGGCTGGAGGGTCGGCGGTTTCGGGTGGAGCGATGTCAGGCGGAGTTCATCCACTAACGCAGGTGAATAACCTGAAGGGTGTTTTTGGTGGTGGTGGAGAGAAGTCAGGAATGAAACGCAAAGGCCAGAGCAACGCCTATTCGCAACTGACGAAGAAGATAATGGCGGAGAAGGGGATGAGATTGGGTGAGGCATCGGCGTATATCAAGGCGAATGGATTGTATAAAAAAGCATAA